CGTAGACCTTATTGTCGGCGTCTTTGAACTCCGACAACATGTGTTGCTTGCATTCCATGCGGCTACTGTAACCTGAAACGCAGCACGCCCGCATCGGGGAGACCGACATCGCCCGCGGGGCGCGCCACCGCCTCCACGTACAGGCTCACGCGCCGTTTGGTGCTGTATGCGTTCACCGTCACGTCCACCACGGCGCCGCCGCCCCCGAACGCCTCGCGCAACGCTTCCTCAAGCTTCCCGCGCACGGCGTCAGCGAGCTTGATGGACATGATCGAAATGCCCGTGGACGACGACGCAGATGGCCGGCGCGGGATCACCGCGCGCGCCAGTCACTCATCATGTCATCGAGCGCCATTGTAAGAAGACCAACGCGCTTGGGCGTGTCCGTAGTGCTCGAGTACCCCAAGTAGAAGTTGTTCGCACCCTTGGCGGTGGCTGCAATTATCACGTCTGCAAACTCACCACGCTTCGCACGCGCAAGCGCCGCTTCCAACGCAGCCACAACGTGCAACTGCGTTTGCTTTTCAGGAGTAACGAGGCGCACAACTTTGTGTGGTCTAGTGCTCATCTTCTAGCCCTTCCTCGCGCGCTTTCTCGTGCACGTTGTCGTGACAATGCGCGCAGATGCTCACGATGTTGTTCGGGTCGTTCGAGTGCCCTTTGTTGCGCAACCACCGCGACTCCGGAATGCCCCCCTTGTGGTGCACCCCGACGCCGCCGTTGGCTTCCTTGTCGCCGAGCTCGCCGCACACCTTGCACTTGAAATGGTCACGCCTGAGCACGCCCAGCACGAGCGACGGCGGCAGCCCGCCCTTGCCCCCGGATGACAAGTACGAGCCCGCGCGATGCGCCTCGCGCCGGATCGCACGCAGCGCGGCTCTCTCGTTCGGGTTGAGACCATCACGACGCGCGCGGTCGCTCTTGCGCGCATCCGCCACGGCCACGCGTGCGAGTGCGGTTCCCACGTCGAGCCTACTTTCCGAGGTACTGCTTCTTGCCGCTGGGCGCGATTTTGTACTTGCCCCCCTTGGAGTCCGTCATCACACCCGCGCCAGCTTTGGTGCCCGTCTGCCCGTGCGGCTGCGCATGCACCGTAGCTGCAGACGGCGGCGGGTGCGCCGCCTTCGCGTGGCCGCCGCCGCGGTTCTCGTACAAGTCGCCCCCGCTGACGGTGGCGACTCCGCGAATTCCCCTTCTCGCTGCGAGGGCGCGAACCGCACCCTTCGACCACTCTTCGGGCATGTCAGTTCTCCTTCATGTTCTCGACGGCGCTGTCCACCGCGGCCGTCGCCTCGGGGCTCGCCATGCTCACGATCTTGTCCGTCCCCGGTCCGCGGTCGATCTCGACCACGTACCAACTCGGGCCCTTGGCCGCGGCGCGCTCGCCCTCGCGCGTGCAATCCTTGCAGGCGTACGTCGTCTGCATTTTCATGTACGCCACGGGGCTGCCGTCGCTGCCCTTGAACCACACGAGCGACTTGTACAGCTCTTGCGGGTTGAGCTTCTCGAGCAGCACGAACGCCTCGTCTTGCTTGCGCAGCTCGCTCAGCTCGATGAACGTCCGAAACGTGGTCACGGGACGGCGCGAGCACCCGAACTTCGCGCCGAAGCAGCGCGCCCCGGGTGGGAACGCGTACTGCTGGTGCACTTCCTCCGCGGTCTGGCCCCCGAAGATCTTACTTTTGTGAATGATCTCCGCGCGGCGTTCCTTGCGGTTGCCCTGCGTGCGCATGGTTCGAGCACTCATCGGCGCGATGGTAGCAGCCCCCGCGGCGCGGCGTCGAGCACGGGCTCGCCGAAGGTGGAAGCAATCCACCCCCAGTCATACCCCGGCAGGGTGGGATTGATCGACTTGTCGTCCACGATGTAGTCCCCGATGGGCTTCCCCTGTGCGCCTTCGTCCACGGCGTCGAAGACCCCCGGCAGCTCCGCCGCCACGAACCGGCGCATCTGCTCGAACAGCGCGGCGTTGTACGCCTGCGTGCGCAAGTGGTCGTCGTCGAGCTGCGCCACGATCTTGCCGGCCACGGCAATCAGCGTAATCGGCGCCGGCACGTAGAGCGGATCGAGCTCGCGATTGAACCTGTACGCACGGTTGGCCCGCGACGAGAAGAGCACGAGCTGGTGCCCGGCGCGCTTGAGCGCGAGCAGCCCTTCCCGCGCACCCGGCTTGAGCCGCAGTGGCGGGTCGCGGTGCACGATGGTGCCGTCGAAATCAATAATAAACACCATCACTTCACCCACATCTTGTTGCCGTCCACGCGCACGATTTGGTACAGCCTGCCAATGGTGCCTACGCTGGCGAGATTGACCCACGCTCCCACGCGGAACTGCGCCCCGACATTCGAGCTGTAACTCAACTCAATTGCGCCGTCGCCGCTCACGTCGTTGCGCACCGCCAATGCGGCCATGCACTGCTCGCGCGTCACGCCGGGCTTGAGTCGGAACGCGCGGTGCTTGTCAGCTTTACGCTGCCCCTTAGTGCGCAGACGCGGCGGTATGGTTTGCCACCACGCCTTGAACAAGTCGTCCGCGTGGCAGCCGCGCGTCTCCACCAAGCCCAAGTCGTGCAACGCCCCGAGGTGCCGCGGCACCTGCGCCACTGCCAACGCCGCAAGCGCTTGCTTGCGCGTGACGCCGCGCACCAACCGCATGGCCGACACCGTCATTTGGTCCGCGTACGACCGCTCTTCCACCAAGCCCATGTCCCACAGCGCGCAGATCTGGCGTTCGGTGATCTGCACGCGGTAGTGCGCCCACCGGTGCAACCGCGACTCCGCGCGCCCCCGCTTCACTTGCGTTTGCCCTTCTTGGGTGGTGCGGGCAGCACCTTCGACTCCGCCATGCACCCGGCCGGGTCAATGATCCGGTACCGTTTCGTGGGGCTGCCGCGCTGGATCACGCCGTCGATCAGCCCGCGCCGCACCCACTCCACCACCTTGGCGTAGGGCACGGCGTACCACCCCATGACCACGCCGGCCGTCACCCACACATCCGCCGCGCTCAAGTTGTCCACCACGCGGTAGGTCGCCCCGTCCGGGTCCAGGTACGGCACGCCGGGCAGCGACGGCGACACGCGCGGGGCCAGCGCAGCCACGGCGGCGTCCGCCTGGGCCTTGGCCGCGTTCTGCTCGTCCACCGCCCGCACTTGGCGCGTGGTGCGAATGAGCATGTCATTCTTGGGCTGCGCAGCCACCCACTCGCGCGAAGCCCACACCGTGCGCCCGTCGCGAATGATCCGTGCGCTCACTTGAGCAACCCCAGTGCGTGCAGGTCGGCGCGGTTGAGCGCGAACAGTTCCACCGGTTGCCAGTGCGAACGGTCGCGGCACTCGAACACCGCCGCCGGCGACCCGCGCGACACGCGCACGTGCACCTCGCAGTAATGCACGCCGTTGCAGTGGTTCCGCGTCAGGTCTGGCATCGCGTCGCGCATCTTGCCCCAATTGATCTCGTCGGACAGCGCCATCCGTCGTGAGATTGTGCGCGCTAGCGCCGGGCGTCGCAATGGCGGCGGTCTTCCACCGCCACGGCCAACGCGTGCGACGTAGAGATGTTGGGGGTGAGCATCCACCCGCCGGCTGCTTTGCGCGCGATGCCGGCGCGCTCAAGATTCGCCACCATGGCCGGCGTGCACAGGTCAGTTATCTGGCGACCTGTTTCCCCGTACCAGCGACTGACATGGTTGTTCTTGCCCACCCAAGCCATCACCAACTTCACGAATTCTTGGTCACCACGCGCTACGCCATACCATCGGGGCGGTTGTCGGCCGGCGGTGTCGCGGCATCCTCCACCCCGAGAATCTTTTCCGCCCCGGTTTCGTTCGCGGACATGGTCGCTTTCGCGAATGTTTGCGCGTACTTCTGGCGAAATTGAGGCACCGTCAGCTCGCCGTCTTGCATGAGTGGCGGCAACCCCTTGCTCGCGCGGATCTCGTTCACCGTCACCACGCCGGCGTCCACCTCGAATTGCGTGAACGTGGCGCCGGGCGCGGCTTCCTCCACGGGCTGGCTCTGCATCATGCGTTGCGCCTCGGCATCCTCGGCCGCCTGCGCCGTCTTGGCCATCTCGGCCAGCATGGCCTTGGGGTCCTCCACCTGGAACGTGCTGGCCACGAAGCGCGACGCGTGCAGCGGATCGACCAGCCCGCCCGACTTGGCTTGATTGGCCGCCTGCGTGGCTTTGAGCGCGTCGTCCATCGTGGGCGTCTCGTACGGTGGCCACTGGAACGAAATCTCGCCACCCTTGCCGAGCTTGCGCTCGATGATCTTGGTCTTCGTCGTGCCGTCGGGTTGCTCCACTTCCTCCACGCGCGGCGGGATGGCGAGCACCTGACGCGTCACCACGCCGTCCACCGTGGCCGTCGTGCCCTCCACCGTGCGCGCGGCGCGAATGAGCTTGGCGAGCAATCGCTTGACGCCCTTTTCGGCGTACTGCTCGCGCAGCACGTCGGCCTGCTCGTGCATGGCGCTGTAGTCTTTGGTCACCTCGGTGGCGGTCTTCGCCGCGAAGTTGGCCGACTCTTCGATTACGCACCGCACGATGCGCAGCGCCTTGCCCTCGAGTCGGTCCGCCTGCTCGATGGCCGTCTTGGGCCCGCTGCCGTTCAGCTCGAGGTACTGCGCCGTCTCGCCCGGGTTGAGCCGGATGAACGCGTCGCTGCCCTTCTTGAGCCCGTCGATTTGGTCCGCCGTAGTCACCACGAGCGTCGGGTCGCAATTCGCGATAATTCCGCGAGATCCCTGTGAGTTCAGGTTGTCGACCATTTCTATCAGATCGAACGCCCCGTGGCAGTCCGGCTCGCCGTCGATCTCGTCGGCCGTGTCCGTGTTCTGGATCCACTCCACGGGGCAAAACCCGAAACCATGTTCCACCACGCGCGTAGGCTGGCGTCCTTCGAGCGCGCGGCGCCAATCGGGCTCACCACCGTCGTCGCCGGGCGGAATGCCCTCCCACATCGCGTCCGCCGTCTTGTCGATCACGCGGCACGCCCACAACTCAATCTCCACGAACGAGCCGGTGTCCGGGTCGCGAATCCATTCGCGGTATGGCCAGCACACCGAGATGTTCTCGAGCTCGCGCGTGAGCCGATTGACGAACTTGGGCGTGGTCCACCGCGGGTCGAACACCTCGAACACGGGCAGTCCATCCGCGAACTCGAACCCCAAACCCACGGCGCCCATGCTTCCGCCGAAGTCGCGCGCGGGAATCATCTGCGCCCACAACCGGCCGGACTCGATGGCGCCGCCGAGCCAGTCCTCGGTGAGCGGATCACCAAGCACGCGCACGCGCGGGTGGCGCCGCTGCGAGAAGAGCAAGCCCGTGAAGCGTTTGACCACGACGCGGCCGAGGTAATAAGGCGCGCTCGGGCGGCGCGTGCTCAGCGGCGCCGTGCTCCCCGTGTAGTCCGTGAACCCGGGCGGAACGTTCTGCGGGCGGCCTATTTCCGCGTCGATCACAATGGGGTCGCCGTCCCAGTTGTGCGTACGCCCGTCGTAGCACGTGCCCTTGAAGAACGAGTAGCGACGCTCGAGCATCGTGCGCCGCGGGTTGACCACGCCGCCCTGCTGCGTGATCGCCGCGCCCAATTGGTTGGCGCCCTGGTTCGCCGCGCGCGGGTCGGTGGGTGTGCCACTACTCATGGTACCTCGTTACGACGTTGTTCTCAGTGCCAAGCACGTCCACCACAGTGACGACCGGTTGCCCGGTCCAACCAGACGTCTGTAAACGCAAGAGCGCGTGCTCCACGGTGAGCAACGGCGAAGCGAGTGTGCCGGAGTTGGTGTCGCGTGCCGCCCGGTGCGAGCACGCCACCAAGCGGGAATGGTAGCGTAGTTACAGTGTCGGCCCCATTTGCAATCAACACGCCGCTCATGCTGGCGAGCCTATCCTCAGTGCACGGTCGCGTCCACTCGCAGCGCAACGTTCGGAATCACGTAATTCGACCCGGACACGTTGATGAGCGTCACCACCGCTTCGGTCGAAGTTCCAACCGGCGACGCCACCACAAACACACCCGCGGGCAGTGCTGAGTCTGCCAAGTTTGCTTTCAGCGTAGTTGATGTTGGGGTAATCCCAGCCGTAGGGCCTACGTTCATGACGAGTGACGCGCTTCCGCCCGGTGGTACCGTTCCCACGGACCACGACGGCAACGGATTCACCGTCGAATACTCCGCGAGAACCGGAGTGTTGCCAGGCGCACTCCTAAATCCGCCGTTGCCCATGAAGATGCCACGCAAGTCGGTAAGCTGCGTAGGCGGACACCCGGACTCTTCTGCGAGATTGCCAAACGACGCAGAGTTGTTGCTCCCATCGAGCCCACCGTTTTCCGGGTGCAGCACGTTCAACCCGCGGTTGCCGCCGCCGAACGTCGGGCAGAACGTGGTCGACACGAAATCGATGGGAATTCCTCCCGCGAAGTAGCACGACGAGATGTGCGGCGTGTACCCGCCATTGAACGCAATCGCCACCACACCGGACGCGAACATGCATGACTCAATTCGCGGACACACCGGCGTGTGCAAGTTGATCCACGGACTCGCCGAGTCGCCGTCGCCGAACACACCACCCGTGACCACGAGACAAACGCTCAAGAATTGTGCGTCGCCGTCGATGAAGTAACCGCCCGTCCATGGCACCTCTCCGGGCCCCTCGACAGAGGGCTTCTCGATCGTCCACGCGAAGTGCGGGTTGTAGATCGTCGCACCGCCAAACTGGCAATTGTACATTCCCACATCTGCGGCGTAGCCACTTGCCCCCGGTGCCTCGCCGGAGTTAGGCAACGCCGCCGGAGCAAACGGCGTGTACCCTTGCCGCGACACACCGAGCGCTCCATACCGACAGTCGATGAACCAACAATCGCGCACCGTAGCTCCGATCACGTACGCGAACCACACACCGATTGTGTTCGCAACCGGGTCATCGGGCGTGTTGAACGACCCTTGAATGCACACGCGCTCCAACGTGACGTTGATCGTGTCTGCGCCGTTCGTGGCGGAGTGCCCGTACGCGAGACACACGCCGCCGAATCCCGCCACTGGGGCGATGGCAAGGTCAGTGATCGCGAGACCGTGGGTGGACAACGCCGACACCGCAACCGGACCGGACGCGTCTGTGAGTTGAAGCGTGGTACCGCGTGGGCCCTGGTTGTCCATGTACATGCCTGCGCCTTCAATTGTCACCTCACGTGCATCGTCGAGTGCCCACCGCTGCGAGTGCTTGAGCACACCCGGCGAAAGCTTGAGCGTTCCACCACCCACGACGACAACCGCGCTCGTGTTCGTCGACACACACAGGAACGCATTCGCCAACGCGACGGAGTTGTCCGCCATCGTCGCATTGCAGCCGAACCACGCGGCATGCACTGTCCCCGAATCGTAAATCCGAATCCATCGCCCAGTATTCAGCCCGGCCGTGGGATCGATGATGGTGCCGCCGTCGTCGGCGAGCACGCACGTCGGGTCCCAGTAGAAGTGTCCGCCGCCGACACCCGGGAATACCGCACCCGCCGCAATGGCTGCCATGAACGCGACAGTCGGCCCGGGATTGAAGGTAGCCAGGTCGCCGTTGCGCACCTTGAGATTGCCCCCCACCGGCACCACGCCCGTGCTGCCCAGCACGGTGCGCACTGCGACGACTGGGCCCGTGGTTACCCCGACGATGGGAATCCCCGTTTGAACTGACGCGCCCTCACCCGCGAGTTGAGCACCATCGACAAACTCCACGGCTCACAGCAAACCGGATACGTTCACGCAGTTGGTGCCGTCGCTCACGTAGTCCTTCGCGCCGTACGCCGTGTTGATCACGTTCGTGCCGCCGTGAATGGCCCCGCTCGACGCACTGATCGTAATGGTGTTGCCCGCACTCGCCGACCCGCTCGCATCCACCACGGTGAAGCGTTGCCCGGCAGCCACGGTGCAAGGAATCGTGCCGGTGCGCGCCGTACTGATCGACGTGAACGCGATCCAACGATCGCTCGTTGCACCCACGAAGTTCGCGTCTGCGATGCCGCGCCAATGTTCGACCGAACCGCCAGCCTGGTTGGTAATCCCTTGCACGGTGAGGTTGTTCGCACCTGGATCTACGGGCGTGCCTCCCACGTACCAACCACCGGACGGAAAGATCTCGCCGGAGATCGTCACGCCATTCACGTCATTGTAGAAAACGGTGTTGCCGCTCTTCGACCAGAGTTGGATGTTGCCGTCACCTTCGAGAATTGTCGGGTCGAACGTCACATCACCCACAACGACGTCATTGCTCACGTTGCCGATGAGTCGGTACGGCGTTCCGGCGTAGTTGAACATCAGAACTTGGCCTGATGTTGCAGTGGAAACACCAAGTGTAATGCCACCCTGCACTTGCAAGTTGTTCACGCCGGGGTCGGCTGGAGTCTGCCCGATGAAAATCCCATTAGACGGGTAGACACTCAGCGCCGGGAGCGTCCCGCCTGCGTTGAAAAGCTGAGTGAGCGACACACCGCCAGACCAAATCTGGACTGGCGCACCATTCAGATTCAAGGAGAACGAAAAGTTCCCAAAGGTGTTGGTCCCCGCCCCCTGGCTCCACGCGGTGTACCGAGTCCCGCTGTAGTCAAAGTAGAGGGCTTGGTGCGTTGTATCGGTGCAGCCAACCACAAGGTTTCCCGCACCACCGAGCAATGGGCCGCGCGTGCCAAAGTACGTGCTCCCGTCGTTTTGCACGGTGACGTACGGAGTGTTGGGGATCGCTGTACCACCCGGCAGCGCGACGAGCCCGGTGCCGCCGGCGACCACGCCCGTCGGGTAGCCGTTGACCGTCGAACCCATGACCGGGCGACCGCCGCGCAACGGCGCGGGCTGCGTGGCCGTGTAGTGCACGTCGAGCGTGGGCGGGTGCTGCTGCCGGTAACCCACGACTGCGAATGCCGCCGTGAGAAGCGCCAGCCACAACGCCCCTACCTTCTCTCGCCGACTCCACGCGATTGTGATCACGGCATTCATCCTTGCTGCCGCACGACGGCGGCTTGCATGCGGCACCCGGAGAGCCCCGAGGCGCTCGTGATGGTCACGCGCAGCGTCTGGAACGCGCACCCGGTTTGCTCGAGCCCCGACACCGCGCCGTGCGCCATGGTGCCAAATGCCGCGCTGGCCGCGGCGTCCACGAAGCCGTCGTTCAGGCCGGACACGTTGGCACCCAGCGGAAACTTCTCGACCGACACGGTGCAGCTGTTGGCCGCGTCCTGGTTCGCGATCGTGAAAGTCAGGTTCCCGCCCAGCGGAATCACCAGATCCGGAAACGCCGCGGGCACGCCCGCTGCGACGACGATGGTCTGGTTGAATAGAGTGAGTGCTCCGCCCGGCTGCGTTTGAAGTGCGCCCATGGCGCAGACGGTAGCAGCCGGCGAGTCGCGAGGGAAGAGTTAGGCTGCGATCTGGATGAGCGTACCCGCGCCGCCGGCGATGCCGACCGCGCCGGTGCCCGTGCCCGCACCCGGCGCCCCGCCGAGCACCGAGTAGTTGGCCGCCACGGCGTTGGTGGTGTGCGAGATCGCCACGACCACGCCGCCGCCGCCACCTCCGCCGCCACCGCAGTTGGTGGCCCCGCCGGCCGCACCCGCGCCACCGATTGCCTCGATGATGCCCGCGGACCCGAACTGCAGCGACCAGGCGCTCACGACCATCACACCAGCTCCGCCGCCACCCGCGCCGCCGGCGCCCGTGCCGTCGTCGCCACCGCCCGCGCCACCAGCCCCGCCCTTGACGAGCGTCAGCCCGGCGTTGCCGAGCACTTGGCCCATCATGGCGAATGGCAGGGTGCGCAAGCCACCCTCGGCCGCCGTGGGAGCCGTTACAGTGCCGCCCGTGCCCGCACCCGATCCGCCCGTCCCCGCGCCGCCTGCGCCGCCCGTGCCGCCCAGGGACGTGGTGGCATTCGAGCCGTTACTGCCTGCACCCGCCGCGTGGCCCGCGCCGCCCGCGAAGCTCCCGCCCAGCGCCTCGGCCGTGAGTGCCGCGCCCGCCGTGGTGGTTACCGCCGCCGCGCCGTTCCACTTGATCACGCCGTTGATCTGCGCCACGCCGCGGCAATAGATCCGGTAGCCGGCCGCGATGATGCTCGCGGTCGCGGCGAGCGTCATGTTGTCGACGAAGATGTCGCGCGTGAGCGTGTACACCGTGCTCGACGGCGCGAGCCCTAGCACCGTGGTGGTGCCGTCGAAGGTCACCGTCCCGTCGCTGCCGTCGCCGAAGTGCCCGCCGCCCGTGGTGGTGCCGTCACTCAGCAACGAACCCTGGTACGCGGCGCTGTACGGCCCGGTGTACGCGGACCCCAAGTCCACCACACGCAGCGTGCCGGCCGGAGCGCTGCCGGGAATCCCGTACGTAAGCAGCGTGGCCGCGGAGGCGTTGACCACGGCGCTTTGCCCCGGCCCGAGAATACCCGAGAGCGGGGCGGGCAGTGGCAAAGAGTCGTATCCCTGGTTTGTGAGAACCGCACCTTGTCCCATGGCGTCGTAGCCTCCTGTTTCACCGGAGGGTACACTCGCCTGGGCGCCTGTCCAGCCGGATCAGCTCTTGATGAGCGAGAGTGGCGGCGGCGGATCGAACCGCACGCGCGGCGCCGTGCTCAGGTTGGCGTGCATGTCGTGCAGGCTGGCGTACATCGCCCCCTCTATTTCCAAGCGCGTCGTGGTGCCGCCCACGCTGCACGCACTCGAGCGGTTCACGTCCTTGGGGATCATGATCACGATAGCCACACGGTAGTCGTCCGCGTTGCGCAGTGCGGATTGCAACGCGTTGCGCACGTCGTCGCTCGGGTCGGTTGGGGAGTCGTTGTCATTCGTCATCGAAGTACCTCTGGTAGTCCACTGCCGCCTTTTGAAACGGGGCGCTGCGACCGGACAGCAGGTACGCCACCCCCAAACACCACGCCGCGCGGCGCGCACCGTGCGACAGATGCCGATACACGAACCACCGCACGAGCCAGCGTCTCACGCGGAAGCCTGCCCTTTCGCGCGAATGTCGGCGACGGCTTGCACCACGTCATTGGTCAACTCGAGCGCGCGTTTGCAGTCCGCGTAGCTCGCGCCAGTCGCTTCGCGCACCGCCTTGACGTCCACCGCGCGTACTTGCGCCGTGCCCGCCGGCGTGCCCGCACCCACGGCGCCGGGCTTGGCCACGCGCACCGGCCACGACCAGTGCGAGTGCTGGTACGTCTCGCTGAACGGCACGCCCATCCGGTGCTCGATTACACCCGGGCGCGTCACCGCCAAATGCACCGTGCCCGTCGCGAGATTCACTTCGGTGATGGTGGCCGCGCGCACGATGGGCGCCCCCGCGTCCACGTAGTGCACGGCGCGCCCCACCGTCTCGCCGTGCGCGCCTACGATTGCTTTGATCTCCGTCATCCCAGTGCCTTTCGCAAGTGACGCAGTGCCTCGACGTACCACTCATCCGCAGCGCTCGGCATCGTGGCCAGGTCTTTCAAGATTGCGCGGCGCACGCGCAACGCCGCAATGGGCACCACCACGCGCAGGTTGCGCCGCGCCACAAGCAGCCCGGCTGCCATGAGTTTGGTGATGCACGTGTGCGAGTGGTCCACGCTGTTCCGGTCGCGCTCGTCCAGACCGTACGGGTACCACACATCCGCTGGCACGAGCCGCTCCATCACGCAGTGCGCGCCCATCCACGGATTGCTCACGAGAAAAGCACCTTCGCCGCAGCAAGCGCGTGCTCCGGCGTAATACTTGGCGTGAGACGGAACCAATTCGGGTAGACGCGATGCTGTTCAATCAAGCCCGCGTGGTACAGCCGCGCGATGCGCGACGCATTTTTGCGTTCCCATTGGTAACCCCACACGTCGTTGTTTCCAATGTTGAGCGCGTCGAGCAAGTCACGCTCCGTGCACCACCCATCCAAGCGCTCATCATGCCGGTTCACGCTAAGAGCACCAGCGCGGCGTCGCGCACCTGCGTGGCCGTCATGCCCTCGGGGATCTTGAACCACCACGCGGCGTCCGCACGTTGCGCGCGGCGGTGTTGCGGCACGCGCTCGAGCAAGCCGCGCTCCGCCAGGCGCATGCAGAATATGTAGTGCATGCCGGCGCCCCCGTTATGGTCGACCATGGCGAGCACGCCCATCCACATGTCCGTCGCGTGGTACGCATGCAACGGCGGCACCCGCGTCATGTCTTCGGCAACGCGCGACACTACGTTGCTCGAGCTTCGCATTGTTCCGCCTGCAACAGGCGAGCACCGGCGCGTTCGCCACCTTCGGCGCGCAAGCGGATGTTGCGCTGCGTGAAGCCCAACACGTCGTATCACATGACCGCGGCCGTGTACCACGTCACGCCGTTAACCACGGTGCCTAACGTCGCGCGTGCAGCACTCACGGCGCACCTAGCATGTCTTCGAGTACCAACCATGCCGCGGCAGACGCTTGCTCAAGCGACACACCCGGCGCGAGCTTGTACGTGTCTTCTTGGCGTTCGCGTTTGAACACCAACACACCAGCCCGTGCCAGCATTCTGCAATACGTCCCGCCGTGCGGGTTCGCCACACCGAGGACGTCGCACCACATGGTCGTGCTGTCTTGCCACAAGTCCAAGTTAGGTTGCGCGTTCACTGCCACCCTCCAACATAAGCCACGCAACCGCCGCCGCTTGCTCCGCCGTCACCCCGAGTGCAAGTGCGTAATTGGCGGATGTATCCGTAACCAACACACCCAAATCAACCAACGCCACGCAATGCGTCGTGCCGTGCAGCATCGGCAAGCCGAGCACGTCGCGCCACATGGCGATACAGTTGTGCTTGTACAGTGGCACGAGCGGACGTAACCGCGCGGTTACGTTTGCCACAGCAACACCACGGCATGCACGTGCTCGAGCGACACGCCCCGCGCCAGTGTGAACATGCCCGAGACCGTGCGGCACGCCAATCCCATCTCCACGAGTTGCATGGCGGCTGTGTACGCGTCACCCGGTACCGATGGCTCCCACCCGAACACGCCGAACATCAGTTGGTAGTAGTCGAACGCACCGAGCGTGCGCAGGAACTCCCACTGCGGTTGCAGCGGCCAACCGATCAGCGGCGGAGGGTAGTTTGGCGCCCCGTCTGCACTCGGCCAACGCGGTGGCTCGCCGCCTCGCGAGCTATCCACGACGCCATCAACTCGTCCGGAGTGTGGGTGTTTGGCTGATAATGTAGGCAACCGCGGATCCACGCATCCACCTCCTTCGTGAGCGGGCGGCCGGCGGCGCTGGGAATGACCCACTGCCCGCGCTCGAACTCGACGGCCAAGCTCTCGATGCCGAATGCCGGGTCCGCCTTGTTGGCTCCGGTGAAGAAATTGCGCACGGGAACGTCGGGCGCTTCGACTTTGGTGAACTGCGTGATGAACTTCTGCGCCGCGTTCGACTCCACCGCGATGATCGACCGGTAGCGCCGGTGCGTGTCGACGATGCGCCGGATGATCTCCGGGCCCGCCCAGTGCCCCGACTCGACGCACAGCACCTCGCGGTGGCCGCTGGGCCAAATGCAGATCGTGAACAAGCACGACAGGTCACTCTTGGCGTTCTCGTCCGTGCCCAAGTCCACGCCCGTGTACGTTTTGTAGCCGAACGGCACCGCCGCCAGGCGTTCAGGCATAGAGCGCCCGTCGCCCAGGCGCAGACACTCGATGAACCACGCCCGCTTGAATCGCGCCGAGGCGTCGTCCCTGGCAAGGCAATGCAGCTGCCTGGCCGCCTCATTGGAGCCGTTCTCGAGCGTCCACGCGGCAATGCGCGTCAGCGGCCACCGCGCCGGCCAGCGTGGCGCCCCGTCGGGGTTTGTGACGGGGAACCGGAACGCGCGCCAAACTGGGTTCTCGGCCAGCTTGTGCATCAGGTCTTCCGGGTGCCACGCGTTGCCGATCATCTCCACGCTGGCGTGCTGCACCAAGCGGCCGGTGATGGTGCTCTCGTACCAGCCGATGGTCATGTCGCGCTGGCTGGGCGTGCGCGAGTTGCCCCAGTCGAGCACGTCGTCCATCACCACACGGTCGAGCCGCGAGCCCATGATGCCCTGCGTGCCGATGCCCGCGGCGATGATCGAGTAGTCCTTGCTGGCGGCCCGTCGCCCGGCCACCGTGATGCGGCTGTCGCTCCACACCGACCCCGGTCGCAAGTCGGGGAACACCTCGTGCAGCGCGTCGCTCTGCTCGATGTAGCCCTTGATGGCCCGGAGGATCTTCTCCGCGCCCTCTTGGCTGCGCGAGATGATCGCCTGGCGCAAGTTGGGGTTGCGCCCCATGAGCCACAGCGTGCGCAACACGGCAATCTGCTGCGTGTTGTGCGTGACAAGGTACCCGCGCCCGGCCAGGTAACTGTGATCCGGCGAATCCACCGAAATGCACCGCACGGGTACGGACTCCCCGCGATCGATCGCCACCACGCTGCGGTACCCCGCACGTCCAAACACGGAGAGCTTCTGCAACGCGGCTTTGCGCGCCAACTTGAACACCGGCACACGCGAGTTGAAACTGACCGTGTACGCCGTGCCAACCACGCGCCCGTACAGCTTAGCTTGCTTGCTGCGTAACGTCGCCTTGCATCCGAGCGAGCGCACCAATTCTAGTACACCTACAGCCAAACGTTCGTTGGTGTTGTCAAACTGAACGCTGCCCTTCCTGCCCACCGTGCCGTCAGTATCCAGCAACCCGGCTAACAGCTCGTACCGTTGCATAATGGACGCCGTCAGGTACTCCGACGGAATGTGCTTGCACCCCTTGCGCCCGAGCACACCCAAGCGGCGCAACGCCAAGCGCAAGCGATCGGGCGCGTGGTTGCGCGTCTTGTCCGTGCGCGCCCCGATCATTCCGCGCAGCACGTTCGGGTTGCGCTTGTCTGGTTTGGGCACGGTGCCAAACCCGTGCAGTGCCACGCAACGGTCGAACACTTCGCGGTCGTCACGATGAAATGTAAGCGTGGGACCTTGCGAGTCGCCGTCGCCCAGCCACGCGCCGAGCACGTACGGGTGCACAGGCAAGTTGCGGTGCGCGTAGTCCACTG